TCATTATGACGTAAGAGCAACTTACGCTGATGAACTAGGTAAGGCACTTGCTAGAACGTATGACCAAAACGTAGCCAAGCAAATTGCAAACGCTTCCAGAGCTTCTACTACTCTTAGTGGTGGTAATGGTGGTCTTGTATTAACACTTGCTTCTGGTAATACAGCTTCAGCAAACGTCACAGGTGACGAGATAGCAGCAGCTATCTATGATATTGCACAGACATTTGACGAAAGAGACATTCCTCCAACAGATCGTTTCTGTGTACTACCACCTGCTGAGTACTACAAACTTGCTGAGTCTGCTACAAGAACTGTAGACGTTGACTTCAACCCACAGGGTAATGGTTCGTTTGCTTCTGGTAAGGTACAACAAGTTGCTGGTATCCCTGTGATGATGAGCAACAACGTACCTCAGAGTAACGTAGGATCAAACCCAAGTGGTGCGAACAACACTTACTCAGGTGACGATAGTAAAACTATTGGTCTTGTCTTTCACAAGTCTGCTGTTGGTACAGTAAAACTAATGGATATGACTACTGAGATCTCTGGTTCTGACTACGGAATTATGTATCAAGGTACATTAATGGTTGCTAAATATGCTCTTGGTCATGGAATCCTAAGACCAGAAGCAGCAGCTACAATTAAATTATCTGCTACTTAATTTTAATTTATAGGGTATCTTATTATTAGATACCCTTTTTTTATCATGCCAGAAGGTAAAGCTTACAAAATTACTAAAAAGAAAAAAATGAAAGAAGATGGAAGAAATTCACTTAAAATTAAAAAGAAGGAGTATTAATTATGGAAGAGGGAAGAAAATCTCTACAAATTAAGAAATCAAAAAACAAACAAAAACCTAGTTCATGGTTTGTTAAAAAGGTTAGGAAAAAATATGATGATAAAAAAGAAGTAAGTCAATTTGGTATTATTTCTAAAGGTAGAAAAGATAAAGACGAAGCTTTAAAATTATTAAACCAGTATTAATTAGGAAATGATTTATGGCTATAGCTGCAACTACTGAACTAGAAAGCATTAACATCATGCTTGCTGCAATAGGCGAAGCACCTGTTAACTCTTTAACTGGTACGTTACCTGTTGATGTGAAGATAGCTCAAACTACTTTGACAGAAGTAAATAAAGAAGTTCAATCAGAAGGTTGGTCTTTTAATACAGAGATTGATGTAACTCTTACAAGAGATGGCTCTAATCAAATAAGCTTGCCAGCAAATGTTTTAAGAGTAGATGCAAACATACATCAACACCCAACTATTGATCCTATTCAACGTGGATTAAAATTATATGACAGACAAAATAATGAGTATGAATTTGATGAAGACTTAATTTGTACTGTTGTTTATTTTAGAGAATTTGATGAAATACCAGAACAGGCAAGAAGATATATGACTATTAAAGCTGCAAGAATATTTGTAGATAGGCTTGTTGGAGATGATGGTTTAAGAACTTATACACAACAAGATGAAGTAAGAGCAAGAGTTATACTTACAGAAACAGATTATGCTAATGCAGATCATAATTTATTAAGAGGAGATCCTTCCCTTACTAGTATTTTTGATACTTATAATCCTTCTAGTGCTTTAATTAGATAATTATGTCTGTCATTTCAAGAGCTATACCTACATTATTAAGAGGTATATCACAATCTTCTGACAATTTAAAACAACCAGATCATGCTGATATACAAGATAATGCTGACAGCAATCCTGTTCTTGGTCTTACAAAACGAAGTGGCTTGCAATATGTAACATCTTTATCTTCTTCTACTCTTGGTAATGTCCACATACAAACTATAAATAGGGATACAAGCGAAAGATATATAGCAGTATTTAGCAATGGAAATATAAAAGTTTTTGAATTAGATGGCACAGAAAAGACTGTAAACAAACCTGATGGAACTGCTTATCTAAATACTTCTACACCTAGAAGTGTAATGAAGACAATTACTATTGCTGATTACACTTTTGTTGTTAATACAAGTATTACAGCAGCTATGGACTCCACACTTAGCGGTGGTACTGGTACAAAAGCAATTATATTTATAAATCAAGCAACAGCAAATACGACCTATTCTGTAACGATTGACGGGGTAACAGTTACAGATAACACTTCTGGCGATGGAACTCTTAGTACAGATACAATAGCAACCGATTTAAAAACTGGTCTTGATGCTGGTCTTACTGGTTTTACTATTGTTCGTAATGGTCCTGTTTTATATGTAAGAAAAAATGATAATTCTAATTTTTCTATAGATGGTAGTGACACACAGGGCGATACAAAGATGACAATAATAAAAGATTCGGTACAAAGATTTACTGACCTGCCTACTGTGTCTCCACATGGTTATGTTGTTGAAGTCAAAGGAGATGAAGATACTAATTTTGATAATTACTATGTAAAATTTGTTGGTAATAATACTACAACTGCTGGAGTAGTAGAAGCAGGTCAATGGGAAGAAACTGTAGAAGCAGGTATTGAATTTAAATACGACTATGCAACAATGCCACACGTTTTGATACGTCAAGCTGATGGTAATTTTAGATTTGCAAGAGTTGATGGTGATACTTATGGAACGTCATTACAAAATTCTGCTACGTTTACATCTACAACTGGAAATAATACAGTCACAATAACTAGAACTAATCATGGATTTATTACTGGACAATTAATAAATGTTGAAAGCAGTAGTCTAACAAACGGACAATTTACAATAACAAAGGTAGATAATAATAATTTTACTTATGAATCTGCTTCTAATGAAGGATCTCATACTAATGTAGCTTGCACAGTTGGATTAGGTTTTACTTTACCTAAATGGGGAGAAAGAACTGTAGGAGATATTGTATCTGCACCTGATCCTTCTTTTATCGGTAGCAAAATTAATAACGTATTTTTCTTTAGAAACAGACTTGGATTTTTAGCTGGAGAAAATGTAATTCTTTCAAGAGTATCAGAATTTTTTAATTTCTTTCCAGAAACAGTTATATCAGTTTTAGATAGTGAACCTATAGATGTAGCTGCTTCTCATACAAAAGTTGCGATCTTAAAAAGTGCAGTAACTATGGGAGAAAAACTTATTTTATTTTCTGAACAAACGCAATTTGTATTAGCCAGTTCAGCAGACAACCTTACTCCTAAAACAGCAAACGTAATAGTAGCAACTGAATTTGAAAGCAGTCCAGCAGCACAACCAGTAGGTTCTGGATCTTCTATTTATTTCTTAACGCAAAAGGGTTCTTTTGCAGGTATTAGAGAATATATTATTCAAGGAGAATCACAAATAAGAGATGCTGCAAACGTCACAATTCATGTACCAAGACTTATACCAAGTAATGTTTTTAAGATGGCAGTATCTACTAACCAAGATATTCTTGTAATTTTGGGTTCTGATAATCCAAACAAACTATATGTGTACAGATGGTTATATGGAGGAGATGGGCAAAAGGCTTTAAGTTCTTGGTTTACATATACTATTAATACAAACAGGTCTATTTTAAACATAGATTTTATTGATACAAATTTGTTTGCTGTTATAGAAGAAGCTAATAAAGTAACACTAGAAAAAATACCATTTGAAACTGAGTTTAGAGAACCTAATGCTGATTTTGAATATCATCTTGACCATAAGGTAACTGAAGCAACAACAGGAGTATCAGTATCTTATAGCTCTGGTACTGGTCTATCTACCTTTACAGTTCCATATAGATTAAGGGCAAATATGAATATTGTTGGTAGATATTTAGGTACTGGAGAGACAAGCACATTTGTAGATGCTCAAGGCAATACAAAAACTCTTGTATCAGGACAAGTACTTTTAACTACAAATCTTACAAATGGCTCTACTTCTACCATTACAGCAACAGGAGATTTTAGAAATAGTAAGTTTATTATTGGAGAACCTTTTGAAATGCACTATAGATTTAGTAAACAAAGACTAACAGAACAAGGTGCAGGTTCTCCTGAGTATGTAGGTGGTAGATTACAAATACATCATTTTTATATTAAATATGAAGATGCAGGGTTTTTTAAAGTAGAAGTAACACCTGAAAATAGAGATACTTCAATTCATAAATTTACTGGTCGTTTGCTTGGTTCTGCTTCTGCTTCTATTGGACAAATAAATTTAGATACAGGTACATTTAAAGTGCCAATAATGAGCAAGTCTGACAGAGTAGATATAGATGTAAAGAATGATACATTCCTACCTACACGTTTAGCTAGTGCAGAATTTGAAGGAATATTTCATATGAGGAGTAGAAGAATATAGTGGGATATTTAAGAAAATCAAACCTTAAAGACTTTAAATATGTAGTAGATAACATGAGAGTTATGGATAAAATTGAAGCTTTATATCAAACAGGCATGAGTCCAGAAGATGCTCTCAGTCTTACTTTTCTAGGTAGTAAGACTAATATGACTATTGCTGATGATGAAGGGCAACCTATAGGTTTATGTGGAGTACAGAAAGATGGTTGTATATGGTGCGTTGCTACAGATGATTTGTTTGATAATAAAAAATATAGAATACAATTAATAAGACAAGGCAGAAAATGGGTTGATAATCTACTTAAGTCTTATAAAATACTTTATAATTATGTATATGCAGAAAACACTTCTGCTATAAAATGGTTAAAAGCTCTTGGGTTTACATTTATAAAACTACATGAGAGTTATGGTTATCAAAAAAAACCATTTTACGAATTTCTGAGGATTGCCTAGATGTGTATTGGTGCTGCATTATTAGGAGCAGGTAGTGCTGCAACAGCATTTAATATAGGCTTGGGTCTTACTGCTGCCAATGCTTTTATTGGTAGGGCTGCTGCAAAACAAACCGCAAATCAAACTTTTCAACAAGGATTATTAGCTAATCAATCAGCAGAAGCGGATAAAAGACAAAAACAATTAGCTCTTTCAGAAAGAAAGGCAGAACAAGAAAAGTTTGCTGCACAAGACAAGTTTGCAAAAACTATTGATGCTTTGCAAGCAAAATCATCTATAGTATCATCAGAGCAATCAGGTACGACTTTAGGATTATTATTAATGGATCAAGACAGACAAGCTGCTAACTATAGGGAAAAAATAAATCAAAGTTTAGAATCAATGAAAAGACAATATATTTTTAATATTCAACAGACAGAATCACAATTTGCAAGTAGAAGAAATACTATTCAAAGTAATATCAATGAAGCTTATAATGCTGTACCAAGTCTAGGTCAAACCTTATTAAATATTGGTACTCAAGCTGCTGGTATGTACCTTAACGCAAAAGTTTAATTATGGTTTTACAAGTAGGCACTACAAATTTTCAAAGTACAGCAGGGGAAAGTTCTAGAAAACCTGTAGAAACTTTTGTTGAGCCTCTAAGTGTTTTACCTGCAACTGGAATATTGGATTTAGCACAAGCTTTATCTACTGTAAATCCTGTTATACAAGAATACCTAGGTAATGTAATTGAAAAAGAAAAACAGAAAGGTATTCAAGCTGGACAGTTAGAAGTTTTACAATCTAGTCCAGCACAGATAGATAAATTTAAAAAAGAATTAGAAGCAAAAGAAGGTAAAAGATTTGCTAGAAATTTTGTTGGTGGAAATATGTATATGCAGTATGGGATAGAAAAACAATTAGCAATTAATTTAGGTAATGCGTCAGAAGCAAAAACTAAAAAGTTTTTTAATGAATATATGGTAGATGTAGAGTTGCCTGATGGCACAGTAATAAAGCAACCTTTATCTCAATTTGATATTAATTCAAAAGAATTTCAAGGTGCTGTTAATGAGTTTCAAGAAACTTCATTAGTAAATACAAGAGGTATTAGACCAGAGTTGGTAACGGATCATTTATTACCAAAACAAAATCTCGCTTTAGCTAAAATATATCGTGAACAAGACACAAAACTTGCAGAAGCAAAAATTGAACAAGCTAATTTATTATTTAATAATTCAGTTATTAATTCTTGGTTTAGTATAGT